AACCACTATAAGCATTTTATTTTAACTTTTTTTCAATAGTTTGAAATACTTCAATACCTTCATCGGTTTTGAAATATACTGCTAAAGCCGAATATGGATTTTCATCAAATGGTACAGTTATAAGTTTTCTGTCGTTTGATGCCCATTTAAAAGTTCTTTGGTCGTTTGATAAAACTATAATACCATTTTCAACGGCTTTTATACCGATGTTTCTAATATTTATATTTTCATCTGTTGCTAACTCTAAGAACAATTCCGGATTGCTTCTAGCAAATAATAGTAAATCTCTTTTAAGCTCCTTAGAAGTCATCGTAGACACCTTATCGCCTAGTTCTGTCCTTAATATTGCTTCTGCGTGATCTACATCGATGCTTTGAGCTGTTGTCAAAGCTTTAATTTCATTTTCGAGAACATCTAAATCATCCTCTGCAATTTGCACTGGATTGTATTCTACAAATCTAGATCCTAAATCAGGATGCATAGATAGAAATTGTTGTAATATTACTTTTTCTTTTGGAACATATAAATTCCCATCTCTAAAAATAATATGTGATAATCTTTGTGGGCCTTTCATCTCGTCTACAAATACTGTTTTTTGATTTTCACAGTATTTAATTTCTCTTTCGTAGCCTAATTCTTGGTCAAACCATAATATACCTCTAGATTTTAGCATAAAAACTATTGGTGTTTCATTAATAGATAATTCGTATATTCTATCTTTAATTTCCCATTTTGGTTTAACGGCAGTTTGTTTTTCTTTAATTTTTGACATGATATAATATAATATAATTAATAAAAGTAATAATTACCCCCATTAGTACAATGAGGGTAACCATCACATTAAAATTTATGAGTCAAATCTCATAAAGTTGTTTGCAGCTTGAACTACTAAACATCTTTCTGAAAGATAGTGAATCTCCATTTTGTCATCACCGATTGTAGATGCTCCACCTACTGAACCAGTAACCCAAGATTTTAATTTTCTATCATCAGCTTGAGAAGCTCTGTAACGTACGTGTAAGAACGGTCTTCTTACATTACTTCCTAAGTTTTGATCATATACTGAAGATGTTCCAGCAGGAATTAAAAGTCCTTTTAAAGATCCAACAGAACCTCTTGTAGATTTATCGTTAAGATATTTCCAGTCAGTTTTGTAAAAATCGTAAGAACCTCTTCTAAATCCTGTGAAACCAAGGTTTAATGCCATATCTTCAGAGTTGTTAAATACCCCGTAAGCAGTACCACCTTGTGCTCCAGATGAAAGTCCAGCCAATAAGTCGTCTATATAAAGATTTGCATCTCTATCTAAGAACATCATATTTTCTTCTATAGCCCCTTGTTTGTCTAATTCTTTTAATAATAAGTCAAATTCAGGTAGCTTGTCAGCAGCTGCCGTAACAGAATCAAATTGATTTGTTGCTACAATACCTCTAGATCCGATAGCAGCTAATAAACCTTCAGAACCTTCAGGGATATCAGAATCAGCAGTTGAATCAGATTTTTCAGATTCAATTGCAATCATTTCTAAATAGTCGTCAAATCTTGCTTTTGTATCAGCAGAAGATTTTAAGTACCATAAGTATCCAGACTCTCCGCCTTCACCACTTACTTGAACCCACCCAATTTGAGCAGTGTCAGATCCGTTGATTTCAAAGTGATCTTTGATAATCATTGGTTTGTTAGTGAAAGTTTTGAAACCAGGTTCAACAGATTCAGTCATACTAGCAGTTCCTTTTTTAAATTCAGAACCGTATACAAAGAATTTGATTACTTGGTTGTCTGTAACCGCGATTCCCGCTAGGTCATCAACGTTTTCAGCACCGTAAGGCTTAATTGTTAAAGCGTTGTTAGCTGTTTCAACACCAACTTTAACGAAAGCTTTAAATACAATGCTGTTTACCTCACACACTAATGTTGCTCCTTTTCTTATTGCATGCGTTTCAGTAGCTCCAGAGTCAATACCAGTAATAGTGTCGATTGCACCTGTAACAGGATTAATCTGACCGTTGTAAGATAAGTGTAGTCTACCTTGCTCAGACCAAATAACTTGATCAGAAGACATAGGCATTTCTGCACTAATTTGTGAAAGGAATCCAGAAATAGTTCTGTTCCCGTATCTCTGTACTTCACTTTCGTAAAGCTCAGGTAGATATTGTTTAGCCCATCCGTCGTTTTGGATGTCTAAGTAACTCCCCAGTGTAGTCATCTTCGATGCCGAAGGAGTTAAAATGCTGCCAGCCAACGGGCCAGCAAATGATGCGTTTGTTGCCATTTTTTAAAATAGTTTTTAATTAATAATTCTTAAGTTTAAATTTTAGCTTAGAATTATCATCCCCAGAAATGGCTTTTACTTTTAATCCACCGGCCTCAACATATCCGCTAGAAGTTTTTCTAGGATTCATGTTAATGTTTTTAGCTTCTGCACCCATTTGTTTGATTGCGTCCGCTTTACCTTGTTCATAAAAATGGTTAGCTATTTTGTCAGGATTAGAAGCGGCAAATAAAGCCTTATGGTAACCCCCGGCGTCCTGTAACATTTTATTGTCACCAACATATTTATTGAAAACATTCAATAAATCACCTTGAGTTTCTTTTACTTTATTGACATCTTTAACATTAAACCTGTATTTCTTGTCCCCTACATTGAAATTAAAACCTTTAAATTCATTGTTAAAAACTTTACCAGTTTCTTGTTCAAAATGTTTTGTTTGCTGCTGTAATAATTCTTCAGCTGATTGTTGCTCTTTATTGTATCTGTCAAAAAATTCAATAGCTTTTTGCTGTTCAGGAGCTAATTTGGAACCCAACTTGACTTCCTTATAGTATTTATCCTTAGTTTCATTTAAAAACTTATTGGCATTTGCGACTTCCTCTTTTAAAGCAAGTTTTTTTCTTTTAATATCTCTTTCCTCATCAATTTCTGCGTCAAATGAAAATTGATCGTCTAATAAAAACGACACTTCATCATAACTTAAATGAGGCTTAGTTTGTTTATAGTATTCTCTTAATAATGTATTTTCATCTACATTTGAATAGTCAGCACTAAGTCTAACGTAATCTTCAAGAGTTCCACCAGTTTCTTCCATAAATTTTACCAGTTCTTGTATATTTTCTGGTAAATTTACTTCTGGTTCTTGTGTTTTTTCTTCCTGTAGTACTTCTTCAGATTCCGGTGTGGCGTCGGGAGCTTCAACGCTTCCATCCACTCCTTCCTCTTCAGTATTATTTTTTTCATCTTCAATAATTTCTTCGAGTACTGGTTCTTCTTTTTGTTCTTCTTGTACAGGTTCTTCAACCTTTTCTTCAACAGCCTCAGTAGGTTGTTCTTCTTGAACAGCTTCTGCTTCTGGTTTTTTTCCTAAATCCACAGTGTAATCGCCATCTTCATTAGTTGATAGCTTTTGCACATCTGCTTCTTTTTCAGCAATAGACTTTTCTTCAACGTCTAAAGCTTCTACTTTGATGTTTTCTGACATAATAAAATATAATTGTTAAATATTATCTTGGATCAAATTGCTCTAACCCAAATCCCCCTAAATTATCAAACCCAGCGGATTCAAAGTTTTTGGGAGGTTTTCCAGATTTTCTCTGGTCTATAAGTTCACTTTGTTGTGAAGCTTGTATTTTTGTTCTTTTATCTTTACGATCTTCTTTGTATTCTTCTTTTTTATTAATCACCTGGTTATCCTGCTCCTTAAGCCTCATGTTCAGGTCAAACTCAAACTGCATCAATTCCTTTTTTATAGCCGCTTCTCTTTCAAGCTTTGCAATGTCAAGTTGTGATTGTGCTTGTGCAATTTGTACTTTGCTTTCTGCAATACCTTGCTGTTTCTGTATTTCTGCGGCGGCTCCCGCTTGAGCCGACTGAGCGTTAGCTTGCGATTGTGCTTGGATGTTTTCTTGTTGTATTTGCCTGTCTCTGTCAAATTTCTTTTTCCTTCTTAGTTTTAATAACTGATTAGCTAACTTTAAGTTTTTTATTTCTCTGACATCAATAGCATCTTCTAATTCAATTTGCTTTTGATTCATTGCCATTTGAATATTATTTTCTAGCAATTGCTTTTCCTCTTCATCTGGAGCTAAGTTTAAGAATATACCAAAATCATGTATGTGTAAATTTTTAATCTCCTCTAGAGTATTTACATTAAACTTACCTAAAGATTGTATAAAAGAATTTTTAGTGTTTGAATATTCTAACACATCTGATATTCTAAGTGATATTGATTCTGCTGTTTTTAATGTTACATATAATCCAGCTTGCAATATATGTCTTGTTGCTGTATTTGAATTTGCAGCAGCAAGTTTTTGTAAGCCTACCAAAGCATTTTTATCTGGAGTACCACCATCTCTCGCTTCATTCAACCCCGTTACATCTCTTATCATTTGTAGATAATAGTTATAAGATTGAATTAAACTTTGTATCTTTTGTCCACCAGCACCAGTTCTTAATTCTTGTATAGGTATTTTACCGTTATTGAAATCACCATCCTGTGTCATAGATCTACCTATAACAGAACCAGTTTGGAAGTACATGTTTAAAGCTTCTTGTGGATTGTAATTAGTTCCATTACCCAAATCAACCTCAGCTAATCCATCAGCATCTAGGTAGACCCCATCAGGAACCATTCTTGATAACACCTGTTGTAATTTCAAATGTGTTATTTGTATCATATCTGCAAAAGAAGTCATTCTACTGACTAAAGATTCCGTTTTACCCTTATACATTCTAGGTGCCACAATGCTGTAGCTCATTTGAACCTTAGTTATATCTGCTTTAGGACGAGTCATATTTTCAGACTTTTTCCATTTCAACAGTTTTTCATGCCCAACAATCTTCGCCCCTTCATATAAACACTCAATTGATCTGTTTACTTTCTGAAATCTTGTTCTTGTATCTTTTGGTGGATTAAATTTATCATCTTTCTTTATAGCTTTATCTCCACCGGAAATTGTTTCTTTTACCTTATATACTTGATTTTCATACGTTTTGTATTCAAAATACAATACATATACAAAGTTTTTATCTCCCCTGTCAGTATTGTGGTAGTTATATAATAATGAACTATTGCCTTTACCTTGTATTTCCTCAATATCTTCCTCTGTTAATTCTGGGTATTGCTTTTTTAATTCGGCTATAGTTATTCTTCTAACTTCCCCTACATAATAAATGTCATCAAAATACGGTGAATCCGTATAAGAATAAACAATATCAACAGGATCTACATAATCTAATTTTATACCTTCAGCTGTATTAAAGCTATTTTTTATACAACCAATACCAAGTACTGCAATATCATAATCTAACCTTTTCTTTAATAGATCGTATTTATTTAAATTAAATACATTAGATATAGCCTCTTCTTGAGCAATCTCAACCGCTTGCTTATAGTCAAGCTGCATGTGTACAGATAGTTCCTCTTCGTTTTCTGGTATATTTGCTTTATCGTTTTTAAAAGTATCCAATCCAGTAGTCTGTTGTACTTTTTCTTTGAATTCTTTTAACCGCATGTCTTCTATAAGACCTTGAACGTATTTAGTCCTACTAGCTGTTGCTATGTTGTCTACAGAATATGCTTTTAAATCATAGGCTCTTTCCCCAATACCATTAACAACTATGTCCACAAACTTTGGAATAATAGGTACAGGTTTCCAATCTAAATTTAGATAAGACAAATCACCATTAATTGACAATTCATCTTTATATTTTTTAATGCTCTGTTCTCCTCTTGCATATAACCTTAAATTGTGAAAGTTATCTCTATTAGAGAAGTAGCGAGATCCTCCTGAATCTTTTTTGAACCATTCTGACTCTACAGCTTTAGCAACCTCCAGCCCATAATCTGTGCTTTGTTTCTCGGCGTCGCTTACTGCTTGACTCGGAAAAATACCTCTTGGTGATACTTTTGCCATTTATTATATTATTTTTGAAAAATTTCCATTATTGTTATATTTAGAAAAACTAAAATTAACTTTACTTTTTAATTCTCTTGTTTGATTTGGGGCATATCTATTTTTATTACATGCCATAACTGCTAAACCTGAGCTTATCGCCGCATCAAATTTTGTTCTTTTGTTTATATCAAACTTAGCCCAATCGTTTAATGTATTATTAAAATACATATCGCCGTAGCTACCATCCTCTTTTTCGCCTACATAGTTATTTATATAACTTTCAATTGCAGCGGCGTGTGCTTGTCTAATATCTTCACTTGAATTCGGTATACCTCCAATTTCTTTTTCAGTAACCGATAATTTATTCCATATTTTATCGGGCCTATTCATTGAATATCCCCTGTATCCTCTTCTTTTTAAATAATATAGTAGTCTAGGTTTGTTATTTTCTGCAAGTATTGGCATACCATAAAAGTGTAATGCCATTAATATATCTTCAAAAAACATCTCCGCTGTTTGCGGTCTAGCTATATATTCTAAAAAAAACATATTAGCAGGAATTTCTTCCATGCTAAACTTTGTGAGACCGTGTAAAGCGCCTTTAGATCCTTGGCCGTCGGTAGTCCCGGATATATCGTAGCTATCGCAGCCAAATGCACCACTATGTTCGTTTCCAGGATGTTTAATTCCATTTTTTAATATTACTTTATTTTGTAAATGTACCGGCGGTACCCAGCTGATATTAAATCTTCCATTAGGGTTTGGTATAAGTTCAACTTTAGAATCTTTTATACCGCTTTGCCATTGAAAACTACCCTTTGTAACTAAAGCACTGTATTTTGCTTCTTCATTAAAATCAACTTGTTCGTATATTTTAACTAAATTAAATATACTATTTTTAGTTTCATCTCTGAATGCATGCTCCTCCGTACGTGGAAACTGTCTATAAAATTCATTTAAACCGTCTTGATCTCCTTTTAATCCCTCAACTTCATTCTCCCAATGTTCAATAACCCCGACGTCGATATTATCTCCTT